CATCAATATTTTCTTTCAGTTTTTGCAAAGGGTTTTTCTTTTTTGGTTCGTCTGCTTTTGTCTCTACCATGCGGAAAAAATCGTAAACACTACTACATTAGACATAAATGGATAAAAAGTAATGAAATTTCTTTCTCAGGAGCAAAAAGAAGTAATAGCAAAGGCTCATGGCATAACTATTGAATCTATAAACAAAAGAATCGAACTATGGAGTTTAATCAACGATCCAGATACATCCAAGCCTGATCTAATAGAAGCTCAAAAAGCATGGATTAAAATACAGCAAGGAACTTGGCCTAATGTAAATGTCTGAAATCGTTGCTGCTTTAATAGGTGCTATGGTGTCAGCCTTGCTGATGGTTCTTGGCAATCGTTCCAACAAACGTCAAGGAGACATCCGTGAGATTTTTCATCGCCTTAATGCCATAGATAAAGAGTTAGTGCGGATTGATTCAAACAGACCTAGAAACTGGCGTGGGCAGTGAAACAATTATTTTTCAGTAGTGAGCGAGGCAAACAATTCACTTTGTGGGTTCTTGATTCTGCTGCTGAACAAAGCAACAACAGTCTAAATAAACATGATGTTGAATTTATTGAAGCTAGACTATGGCCTAATCGAACTTTAAAACTTCAATGATGGGTTACAAAACAGAATGGCTAGAGGAAGATCGTCAAAGAGTTTTAGATATGGAGCGTTGGTACGTTTTAGATGGGAGACATAGATCTGATCATCCTCAACATGGTATTTACACTGGATTAGCAGCCAAGGGAGATGACCTTGATAGCTTTGACGGAATTGTGTAACTGTCCTCATTGCAAAGAGCTAAGAAGGCAACAGGTAAGACATGGAAAGTGGCAAGAATTATTGCTAGATATAGAGAAAAACAATGAAAGAAGCAGACATTCCTCTTGACTTTTCATTTGTTATGGAATTAGCTAAACCTCCTAGCCTTGAAGATGAACTTCAATTAGAAAAAGAAATTAGATCTATTAAAAGTTGCACTGATATTGAGCAAGTAAAAAGGTATGCAGAAGACATTGCCAGACAGAATCATCAGCAAAGCATTTTTATTGCTGGTTGCTTAACTAGGGTTGCTGAATTACAAACAATAGTTGTCAGAAATATGAATAAGCAGTCTAAAGAGACCTTTGCAAAAAGTAGGAATTTGCTTAAAAAATTATTAAAGCTAGAATAATCTTGGAGTCTAAATGATGCTCCGCTGCGAAAAACAAGACCTCTTGCATCCCCATCCCCAGTGCAAGAGGTTTTGTTGTCTATGCAGACGGTGTAAATCTAGCGTTACTTCCCGTCCCTACCCACTTTATTTCAGTATTTGAAACAGCAATTTCGGGGTATTGGATCGTGTACCAACGGTGATCACAGATAACACACCTTCTACGTCTAATGGTGACTCCATCAGGGGCACGTTTAGTGCATACAACTCTAGTCCTAGTAACGCTGCACTTAGGACAGTCTGCTTGAATTTTATTAACCATTATGGAGCTGGAACTAATATGTGCTGTGCATGTTCTGAGCTTCTACCGTCAGGCCATTTAACTCCGTAGTAATAACAGATTCGACCTCTGACGTTGTACTTGGTTTTAACTTCTATGATCGTTCCAGCCGTAGCTCCTACATATAGATAAACGCCTGAGTTTACCTTTTTGTTTACTTGGTCATTGACCTTAAATTTCGGGGTCGTGGATGCTGCTGTCATCGTTATTTTGTTCTGTGGGTGAAGTGTTTGGTAATCGGCCTTCTATTCTCTTGCGAATAGATTTTCTCCATGAAGCTTCGTCTTCCGCTAAAGCCTCCTTGTAGACAGAGCTAGGTAATTGCTTCTCTAGTTCCTTGTAGATTAAGTTTCGTACCCAAGCAGTAGCCCTTATATTTTCCGCTTTTGCCTGACCCATTAGAAGTTTCGCTCTGTTTGGATCGAGCAGAATTTGAAGATAAGTCTTGTTTCCGTGTCTGAGAGCCATTTCAACATTGTCGTTGTACTACTCTACCACGAAATAGGATTATCGACTTTTTTCAGATAAGCGGTTCGATGAGCTTGTCTGGATGCGTTCCTTTGTCTTTTAGAACCAGCACGAATTTTCCTAGCTCCCTCTAAAAAGTCTGCTGCTCTATGGAGATCTCCCGTGGTCGCTTGAACAATCTCTTTGTTCAACCTCTCCATAATTATTTGCCTGCCACTCTTTTGAATAAGCGACATTCATAACCTCTGGCAGACTGCTGTAGTAGCCTAGCTCGTCTTCTAGCTGACGTAAACACCAGCCAGATTCCGTATGAAAAATTGAAATCAATGGACCTCCCTCCAGGTTTTACCTATAGATGTCTCTGCTAACGCAGGTATTTCTCCGAGCCAGATAGCCTCTGCCTCTTCCATTTTCTCCCTCAATATCGCTGCCCACTTTTCCGCTTCCTCTTCCTTAACCAACAAAAGAATTTCGTCATGTATCGCTGCTGCAATACGAACGGTATCTTCCCCTGCTTCTTTAACCAAAGGCCAAAGTTCCCCTAAAGCCTTCTTCAATATTGCTGCACCTGCCCCCTGTATTGGGGTATTGCATCGTACCGTAATTTTGTTCAAATCACCTGGAAGAAATCGTCTCATTTTTGACACGGGAATCCTTATGTAAGGCTTGTCATTTTTCTGTGTACGATCAGCTTCTTCAGCGTTTTCCCTCTGCCAATCCCTAACTCCCTGGTACGTGCCAAGCCAGTCGTTGCGTATCTTGGCAGCTTCATCTCTTGTCATAGTTAAACCACTAGCACCTGCATAATTTCGCAAGCCATCTGCACCTGCCCCATACAACAAACCAAAGTTTGCGGATTTTGCTACCTGCCTATCACAACCCATTGCCTGTGCTGTGTATTCATGCAAGTCACCACCTTCTTTAAACACAGAGATCATGTTCTCGTCTTCCGCTAATGCAGCAGCAAGCCTTAATTCCATCTGCCCATAGTCAGCATCTACTAGCACCCAACCATCAGGAGCCTGAACACACTGCCTAAAAGAATCATCTCTAGGAATTTGCTGATTATTTGGCTTAATGCAACTCATCCGACCTGTATCTGCTCCAAGCTGCATATATGAAGCTCGAACAAATCCATCACTATCCATCTTTTCCTGAATAGAAGTCACCATCTGCCTTCTCTTTTCTGTCCTTTTCCATTGCAAGTAAATCTGAATTACTTCATGGTCTGCTGCATACCCTCTCAATGCTTGCCTTGAAGCACTCTTTTTCCCATTGGAATCTCTAGGCTCCTCACCTAACACAGCCGTAAATTTTTCAAGCAACTGCTTCGGACTGTTCAAATTAAATCCCTTATATTTTTTAGTCCCTAACCGAATCGACCCTTCATCCTTGGCTCGTAAGTTAAATGGAGCCATGTCATCGTCACCATCTCTAGGAAGCTTCTGATCTTCAGGCAAAGCTTCATCTAATTTGATTAAAAACTCTCTTCCAAGTTGCTCCACATCATATTCATAATCAGAGCGACACTGCTCTAATGCAGTTTTGTTCCAGGGAAGACCTGTTCTCCACATTTGAGCAAGAGCAGGAATAGTCCTAACCTCTAACTCTTCTGCAATATCAAGCTGTCCATAGTTGATCTTGTCTTCCAGCTTTCTGTCTAATTCCAAAAGAACTTCAACATCTTTAGCTGCATACTCAAGTTGTTCTTCACTTAACTCAGGTACGCTCCAATCAGATTTCTGTTGTTCCTTAGATAATTCAATACCTAAGTGTCTTTTAACAACACTATCTAATCCATGTTTTAGAGCTGGTATCCCATTTGTAAGTAAACGGTTCGCAAGCATTGTGCATCGAAGCGTTCCTTTTAAATGAATGTTGTGCTCCTGCAACCAAGCAATATCGAACACAGCATTATGGGCAATCCAAAAACGAGGAGTATCAAAGAATCGTTCCAGATACTTCCAGTCTCTTTCCTCTAGTTCAAAACAATCAATAACTATGATTGTGTTCCGTTCTTTGCAACCAATCTGAAGAAGCCTAAGCTTCCCCTTTTCTGGTTGTAGCTGGAGCGTTTCCGTATCAAACGCTATCGTTATGCAGGTATCAAGAAGATGTAGGTTCTCAATACCGTAGTACACTTTGTAGTCAGACATTTAAGTTAAGCTCCAGTTGAGTGGGTTTTCCGAGGGAGATTGAATGTTCTAAGAGAGCCATTGTTGCGTCTCTATATCCTTCATAGTACTGCCAGGATTTTTGAGATTCTTCAGCACTATGTTCAGTACGATTAAGGTTGTGCTGTTTGTAAATAGCTTCCTTTTTCGTATTTAATTTATCAAAGGCATCTGATAGTGCTCTTTGAACTTCTAGCTGTTCAATTAGATCCATAATGTTTCAATAAGTAAGGTGGAATTGCGTCGTGATAACCTTTATCTTTTAGATCTTTTACTAATCTTTTCCAGTTATTTTTGTATGGAGTTGTCCACTCTGCATAAGATTGTGCACAGTAAATTCTCCTGCAATTTTCAAAAGGTAATTTGAATTGACCTGGAATAGTTTTCTTCAGTAAATGAGACAAACTATGATTAGCATTTCTATGCTTTGAATAATCGTTTTTGCTGTGCCATCTAAAGATAAGCTGAAGCATACTGCTAACAAAAGGTTCGTCTAATTTCTGACGACTTCTTCTAGCTTCTTGCTCAAAAGATTTATCTTTCCAATTAAGAGGAGCTTGCTTTTCTGTAGGAAGAACAACCTTACTTTGTGCATTAGGAGTAGAAATAGTTACTTCAACTTCTGGTGTAACAACGGGTATAAGGTTTGCTACTTTTTGCTGCCTTTCTTTTTCATCCTCTTTAGCATGAATAGCCCGAAGTTGTTCATTAGAAATAGGTTGAATGTCAATCTCTCTCCTTACCTGGGAGAACTGATCCTTAGTTAGTTGAACAACCCATATGTCTATTTGTTGTTCTTCAGTGTTTTCCTCTTTAAAGGTTACATAAACAATGCCTTTTTCTTCTTTAATCTCATCAATTAAAGCACCAGCAAAACTAAGCACAGATCGCTTAGTTATCATTTCTTTTTGATTAAATTGAATCATTTGAGATCCTCCTCTTCGCAATCACCAAAAAGATAATCATCGTACTTTTTAGCTGTAATCGTTCCAGGTGTATGAACGGGTGTTGGATCGTACTCATCAATACGTTCCAAAAGTTCGATAGCTTCTTCTAAATACTCTCGCATTTCAGAATTTAAATGGGTATCCATTATATGCCGTTTATCTTCTCTTGACTGCACTCTTGTTAATACTTTAAGTGCATACTTAACAGCATTAAGTTCAGATTTAACAACCATTACTGCACCCCCTCTAATATATTTTGTGCAAAAGACTCAGCAATTTCTTCTATTGCTTTGTCATCGTAAGTTCTTTGCACATAATCTTCTGATTCTTTCTTTTCACTTGCGTCCCATCTAGCCATTTTTTCCTTCTCTTCTTTGGAAAAATCTGCTGGATCTCTGTAGACACAAACTTCTTCTCTGTACCTAATACTTTCAAAGTACTCAGTAAGTGCCAACCAAATAATTTGTTCTGGTGTTCTTACTTTATCCTTAGCAAATCCTCTAACAAAGTGAAGTTGCTTGTCTGAAAGACGAACGTTGATTGCATTTTGCATTGGGTATAACGGAATGGATACCGCCCCTGAATGTTTACTCTACTATTGTAGCACAAATATTAGCTTTGGGTATATTCGGCAAGCCTTGGAAACATATTGATATCTTGAGATGTGATTATCGACACATCCATACCCATCTCAATCGCAGCAGTTGTATCCGTCTCCATTAATTCCTGCTCACCATACCCGTAATCCACAACATCTACACCATTTGCAATTCCGTCTTCTCCATAAGAGGTATATCGAACACAAGCAAGAGCTTCTGTGTATCGCATTTGGTAAATAGCGAGGCGAACAGGAAACTTAATCATGGTTTTGGATCGTTCCAGAACTTTTGTGCATTTTCCCTATGTCTGTGTGTGGGAGTGTAAAAACTCTTTTCCGTTCCAGCAGAAGCGTTCTTATTGACAATCGGTGTTTTGTCAAAACTACTTTTGTCAAAAGTATTTGCTTCTACTTTATCCGAGCCAGGACTTTTGACAAAAGGGACTTTTGACAATTCCGTTTTGTCAATAAGATCCGTTCCAGTAGAAGAGGTTTGAGTTAATACACACTTATTATCGGGCGTTAAGGAAACTGCCTTTTTTCTGAAGGTTTTTAGGTTCGTACCAAGAGCCATATAAAAAGCAGGTGGACGGCCTTTAAAAGATATATTTTCTGGTGCGTCACACTTAACAATCAACTTCTGAGCAAGCAACTTCGAGAGGCTATATCTGATGGCACGTTTTCTGTGCATACCCCCAACTTTTTCGTGATCAGTTAATAAATCCGCAGACCAGGGAACTCTCTCCTCCCTCATCAACTGAAGAATGTCCAGCATGTGCTGATTAGGAGTGTTGTCCTTCTGAGTATCCTTCCCTTCTGGAACGGGACCAATGATATATGTGTAATCAGGAAGCAAACTAAACAACATCCTTTGCCCCTCCCTGTCATCTCTTGACTTCTCTACAGTTACAAGTCTGCTATTAAAAGGAGCTGCCATTTCAGCTAACTCTTTTTTACTTATCTTTTGCATATTCCATGTCTCATCCACAGCAGCTTTAATTGCAGATGTTCCTCTAAACCCACCATTTCTGTTGTTGTGATGAATGATGATAATTGAACAAGCACCAAAGTCCTGCCCATTTCTCCTAGCCAATCTCTTTAAAGGAAGTGCATACTCTCTCCTGTTTTCCTCATAAGGATTGGAGTCATTACAACCATCAAGACTGTCAATAACAATCAAGTCATACCTTCCCTTCTTCCCTGGACCGCCCCCTTGAATCTTGCAAAACTTTCTATACCAAGCCATATCCCATTCACCAATTACATCAACACCTCTATCAACGCCAATCAAATTAAACTGTCTTCTTGTAATTCTTTCACTCTGATCTCCATTCAACCAAAGACATTTCCCCTTCGATATATCCACCATTCCTCCATGCACATTGAAATCTCTTCCCTGACTGATGTGCTTACAAAGTGTTTGACACATAGCAGATTTACCAGTACCACCATCTGCGTGAATTAAAAGTAACCAAGGTTTAGGTAGCAAACCTGGAATTAAATACTCAAAAGCTGTGTCATCCAAATCTCCCACATCTTTAGGCTTACCGCCCTTATTACGCTTATAGGACAAATGTGCATCAATCAACCTGTCAATGGCCACAGCCCCTTCCCTGGCCCGTCCAGCCTCCATAGCGAGCACAGTTTTAGCCTGGTCAAGTAGAGCAGGATCTTCTATCTCTTCCTCAAGATCCAATCCCCTAGCAATTAATTCTTCACCACCGATATATTCAGGCTTCCATTTCTGAGCAACAGCTTCTATCTCATCAACTAAAGCTGATATATCGTCTCTTTGAAATCTTGTTCTCTCTGGATCGACCTCATCAGCCAACTGAATAAGACTTCCAAAACCAAGACCAGGACCACTCCTCCATCTCCTATTCCATTTCTGTTCACAAGGATTACCAACAGACCAGCAGTAAGAATATTCAGGATCTTGCTTCGACCAATTCTCCCAAACTTTTAAACCCTCTTCCCCAGGAAGCTCCGAATTAATCATCGCTCCGATCTGCCACCAATACTCTTCCGAGTAAGCACCCTTATGAGGAATCACACTCAAGCAATTCTCAGCAATAAGAATCTTCTCTTCCTTGGTTCGTTTAGACCAACGAGTATCTTTTAATCTTCTCTTTGGCCTATCCTCATTCTCTTTTCTGTACTGCTCTTTCATCCTCTCCAACAACCAAGCTGGAGCAACAGGAATATTGTTTAAATCTCCCTCAAATTTATATATCCCTTCAGGAGTCTTAGTTGGTTCGTGTCCACCATAAGCACCAAATAAAACACCTTGCCTTCCCCACAAAACTTCAAAGCCTTCTTTATCAGCAGCTACATGTGAAATCCCTTTAACAATTAAGCGGTCTTCTTCAGGAACAATAAAAAGATATTTTGCAGCGTTCTTTTTATTAGAAGTAATCGTTGGAGCGTTCTCTAAATCCTTGCCCCATTTTTTCTTAATTGCACCAAGGTTGTAATCAACATCGAAGATGGTTAAACCACCACTCGCAACACCTGTAAATACTCCAAAAGCTTTGAAATTTTCTGGCTCTCTTTCAATTAATAAGGCAGATCTTGAAGGGGACCAATGTGCACCTGGCTTTATAGCTTCTCCATAGGGTGACTTACCCTTCGCTACCTTCCCATCTTTCATGGTCACGCCCTTCGCATATATCGGGCATGTGGACCAATCAGAAGGACAGTTAGAGACGAATTCTAATAGTTGTTGATGCTTACTCATGTGATACAATTCCTTTGTAAATACTTAACTTTTAACCCCATCGGCCCCTTCAGCCCTTGGGGTTTTTTCATTGTAGCTGATTGACAGGTATCTGTCACACTACTACAATAGAAGGGCACTTAGGGCAATGCCCACTTAGCAAACATGCCACTTTTATCAAAAAGAGCACAAGAAGAAGGCAAGAAGTCCTCTTCCTCTGGAGTTGACCGTTACCTTAACCCAGGAAAACTGGAGGACGGAGCATCAGTTCGTTTTGCTTTACTTGAAGAAAATGCACTCGACTTTTATGAAGTCTGGGGAGCGTTACTAGAAGACTCAAGTAAAAATAAGCCTTACAGGTTTACGGATGATCCAACACCCGAAGATATTGAAGAAGCAATGGCTGGTGAAGCCACACGTAGACTCAACTTTGATGGTACTGCCCCTGATCCTGCAAAACTAGCCTTAGCTATTCCTGTATATAACTACGATGCTGAAGCAGTACAAATATTGCAATTCAGTCAAAAAACTCTCATCACTCAGTTAGATCAAATCAGCCAAATGGATGATTACAAAGATGATCTACTTGAATGGGATTTTGTCCTTGCAAGAGAAGGAGTAAAGAAAAACACTACCTACTCTCTACGCACTGCTCCTAAAAAGAAAGGTGCACAAAAGGAAAAAGAAGCTGCTTGGCTCGAAACCAAAGAAGCAGGGTTTGACATTACCCGTCTAATAGACGGAACCGACCCGTTCTCAGATAAAGAGGATTAAATGCATAAGGGGCTATTTATCGGCCCCTTCTCTTTTAGCTTCTTTATGGTAAACTAATTATGGGAACGTGTGTTTTATGCCTACTAATGTGGTTCTAGATACTCAAAACGCATTAGCAGGACTACATAAATGGAATCTGGAACGTGATGATTCCAATACAGAGTATCCGCATCGTGTATATAGAGATAACAAGGACAACGTATATATCTCAGTTACCCATATCCTTGGTCAAACAGCACCTCAAGAACAAAAAGATGCCCTGGAACGTTGGCTTAACCGCCCTAACAGTTATGAAGAACGTGATATGGCCGCCAAGCGTGGAACGTACGCTCATGCACACGCCGAGTATATCCTCAAAACCACAGCGAAACTCGCAAGGCAAACAGCAAATAGCCGAGGAGTATGGACCACTGGAGGCGATTGCCTGGAACGTGCACCATCAAAGATTACGGCTTGGGCAATGCAAAAGGCCATCCGCAATGCACCAAAAGTTAATTTCAGTGCAAGTGGCTACGCCAGAGGTCTACGGACTTTTATAGAAGCAAACGTAACGGCCATTCATGCCGTGGAATTTTCCATTCATTACACCCCAAAATATTCCACCCAAGGATTTGCTGGAACGTGTGACTGCATGGTGGACATCCAAGGTGAAGGCCCATATATCGTGGACTGGAAAACCTCCCGCAATAAAAGAAGCGAGGAAATGTACGCTCAATTTAAGGATCAATGTGGAGCGTATGCACTTGGTCTCACCAGTCTCACGGGCATCCAACCTAAAGGAGCTGCAATCGTTGTTGCCCGTAGATCAGGTGAACCCGAAGTAAAAATATTAAATGAAATTGATTTAATGGCAGCAAAAGAAAGATACCTGGATCGTTTCAGGCAATACTTGGCGGCACTAAACCGAGAGAATTAAACCGAAACTCCATACTATAAAGAGCTAAATTTCTAGTACCAAAAGGGCCATTCATACGGGAAATTTGCCATTCATAGCCTCTGGCTCGTATTAGCCCCTGAATCTCCTCCATTTCCCAGGGTGAAGTTTCCAGTTCCCAATAAAATCCTGGCTCGAATTTTGTATGAAAATTTTCGGGCTTGGTCATATCGACGCAAGCCCTAGAATCGGAATAATAAATTTGTACTGTTTTCATCTGTGGAGCGTGTTCCTTTGTGAAGGGGAAAGAGACGGATGCCCCGCCTCTGACCAATACTCTTCCGCGATTTTTTCTTCTCTGTATTGTTCCTCTAGTTCTTCTGCCGTTGGTTCTGGATAATCCTCGAATAGATCGAAGTAATCTTGTTCGGTTGGGTCGTTCATAATGTGCCTATCCAATAAGTTTTTTGAGGGTTTGCTTTTTTAAGTTTTTTAAGTTCTCTCTCTGCTTTTTTGAGAGTGTCTACAGGGTTTATGGCTAGTTGCCAATTTCCCTTTTCTACTATTGTGAAACTCATATCAATAAGCCTCCAATAGATTTTCGTCAGAGAGATATATGTTTATCTCTCCAAATTTTTTACAAAGTTCTGTGAGTTTGGTTGCCATTGGTTCGGACCAATCTCCATCCCAAAAGCCAGAGCCGTGACCATTTCTTGTGAGAATAAAATCATGGGCTGCATAGTCCCAATAGTCACCCTCCGATAAATTTATATATGTGGCTCTGTGTTTTTCTGGATCGAAACCTAATTCAATTGCTTGTGCCTGGAAGTTTTCCCAATCTGTGTAGATTCTTTCTTCAAGTTCTTTTGAAGGTTCAAAATCAAGACCATCTTTATATATTGTTCCTTCTTCTTCTTCTATCTCCAAAAGGGTAGACCATTGGAGCGTTTGCATTGCGTGTTGATAACTCATTTTTAAACCTCTTTGATTTGAATTAGTGAGTACTCAAATTGCTCTTGATCTTCTCTTTCCTTTTCTGTGACCATATATGGAGAATGATCCACAAAGAATTGGACTCTGTGTTCTACTTCCTCAGTGATCCAGTCTTGCATTTCGTACCACTCGTCAAAAGTTTTGACTGTTGGGTTTGGATCGTATGAATCACAAAGATAAGTAACTTGATAAGTTCTTTCCATTGCTAGAAGCTCCTTAGTTGTTTTTTGGTTGTTGCGAATTGAGCTGCAAGTTGGCAAGCTTCAAGATGTTTGTTTTGTTCTTGATAGATTGGAATTGCTTTTCTGAAAGCTTCAAAAATTAATTCATTGTCAGAACCATTTTTTGAAAGCTTTCTAATACTTCTGATGTCATCCCAATCTGTTGTTGGCTCGTTTTCTACTTCAGCCCAATCTCTATAGGCTGAGGCTTTAGAACGGCCTGAGGAAATTACTATCTCTAGTATTTCCTCTTTTGATAATCTTTTTTGATCATCTAGAAGTGTCTTAGTTAATTCACTTCTAATAAATGAGAGCGAGTCCTCTTTATTCATTTTTGAGCCTCTCAAGTTCTTTGATAATCTTCTCAATGGTTTCAAAAAATATTTGATTGTTCTTTTCTTGAATTTCAAGAGATTCTTTAAATAATGTGTTGAGCTTTCTTTGCTCTTTCATAAAAGCGACTGTATTAGTCTCACTTTCAAGAGCTGATTCACTCATTTCTAAAATTCTTTGGTACAGACTTATGGAATCTGTATCTAACGCTTTAAGCGTCTCTAAGATTTTTTGAAAGTCTCTGTCTGTCATGGGTGGACTAGATGAGGTTTACATCTATTAGAATATCACAAAATGAGAAAAGCACAATAATTTTTCTCAGTGAGAATGTGAGAAAAGTAATTTATTGCTTTTTGTCTGTTGTATGGTATTGTAGTATTGTTAGATCGCTAAACCAAGCATGACAAACTTACAGAACTGGAAAAGAACAGGCGAAGGAGGGAAGTTTTTCTCTTTTGGCTCGTTAACTGAAGTAATCCAGTATTTAGACAATTCTCTATTAAAGGGAACCAGAGACAATAAAGAAGAGTATTTTTATCTGTCTGATGAAATTGATCCAGATTTAAGGGACCAATTACAAACCGTTATTAGAGAATGTCACAATGATGAATTTCCAAATGATTGGAGGTATTCAATTATTAAAGAGATTTGCTTCACTTGTTTAGATTATGAAATGAGTGAAGGCTTAGACCAACTAGAACAATATCTAGACAATTATTCTCATGAGATAATTGATGGATGTGTAGACATTTCTACTTCTAGTTTGTTCCAATGGCTCGCAGATATTCCAAGTCGTGCCGAGTTTACGGATGGTCCCTATGTTGAAGATTTGGAGCTTTCAAAGTTAGCAGCTCTAAGACAGTATGAGGAAATTGATTTTATTTTTCATACTCTTTTGAATATGCTTAATGAGAGATTCACTTAATTTATGATTCATAGGCCGCCTTTAATGTGCGGTCTTTTTTCTTTTTTAACCTGTATCAGCTCTTAAGCTTTCATTTCCTGGCTCGTCTTTTGCTGATTATTCAGACTAACTTTTAATTTTCAAGATATTTACTAAAATACTACAGGTAATTTTTAAAAAATAACAAATTAATTTTTTACATTTCGATGTGACTAATGTACTACAATAATCTTAATAATTTCTTAATAATTGATATGGTGTTTTTTGTTTGTTTTGTACTACAATAGTAGTATGAAAAGTTTAACCCAATCCGCAGGTACTTTTCTACTATCAAATGACTATTACTTCAAAATCCAGAAAGGCTGAAATTTTAGCCGCATATTCTGAACTTTTGGAAGAACATCAAATGTTACAACAAGAGGTGATCAATTTACACAAAGTTGTTCATCCCGTACCAGTAAAAACCTATGTAAAGGATTTTCAAGTACGTTCTCAAATACACAATAAAGAGTTGCATTTGTTACTCAAAGATGTGTCTAAGTTCTTCAACTTTTTGAGACAGAACAGTGTATCAATTGTTACACATGCAAAAGTCTCTCTACCTCAATTTTCTAAATAGTACATTTGTTCTCCGCTACGGCGGAGAATTTTTTTATCCTACTTGTAGTACATTAGTACTATAGGGGGCAAGTTGCAAAATAAGTAAAACATAGTGTTACTTACAGGGAACCTGCTGATACATCCAAAAATAAGCTCTTATGTAGTACTTCCTTATACTACATTAGTAACCCACTATTGTCAACTTATTCGGAAGGTTTTGCTTCAACACGAATCGCAAGCTCTGGAGCGTTAATATTAATGTTCTCCACACTCTCCCCAACAACCTTCCCAAGAGAGTCCAAAATCTGAGCCGCAGTCTGAAGCTGCCCCTTCCTCACAGCCTTCTCAAACAACTTAACCCTCATACTCTGCAACCTCGAAATCATATTCTCCCGATCCTTCTGCCAATCCTCCTCATTCCACGCATTAACCTGCCTCCAATCAAACCAAGCAGTCTGTTCACAAACCCCCTCCTTCGCAGCATGATCCAAAACCAACTGCCTCACCGTCAAACCTTCCAACTGCCTTTTATAAAGCCTGTGCTGCCTAGCCTTCACAACCAACGCAGCCGACCTCCCAGGATTTTTCTTCTTCTTAACAATCCCCGAATTCTCTGGAACGAAAGCATCACCGACGCCTCCTAAAATAGCTTCAGCCACGGGCAGAAACACATACAACTAAAAGAATATTAACCCGCAAAATGATAAATAGTCGATAAATACAGGGGGAAAGGTACAAAAAATGATTAATGTGTAGTACATGACCGTAAAAACAAAACCACTATCTTTACGCTGGGCACAAGGCGAGGTTTTCAATAACAAGAAACGTTTCAGAGTCCTAGTAGCTGGCCGCCGCTTCGGGAAATCATACCTTTCCTGCATCGAACTCCTCAAAGCAGCAATATCCAGACCAGGAGAAACCTACTTTTACTGTGCCCCGACCTACCGCATGGCAAAAGACATCGCCTGGAAAGAAATGAAAAAACTTGTCCCAAAAGAATGGGTCAAATCCAAGAATGAAACCGACCTAAAAATAGAACTCATTAACGATTCCACAATCGAACTAAAGGGAACAGAAAACGCAATGGCTCTCCGTGGCCGAAGCCTCGCAGGTGTAGTCCTAGACGAAGCCGCCTTCATGGATTCCGAGGTCTGGTTCGAGGTCATCCGACCTGCCCTAGCCGACAAACAAGGGTGGGCACTATTCATTTCCACACCCGATGGAACGGCAAGCTGGTTTTACGACCTATGGTGTTACGTCCCAGGTGATGAAACAGGCGAGTGGAATCGCTGGAGTTTTACTACAATACAAGGGGGAAACGTACCAGCAGAAGAGGTACAGGCCGCTAGAGCACAGCTAGATCAACGCACATTTCGCCAAGAATTTGAGGCCAGCTTCGAGAATCTCACGGGTCTCGTCGCAGTCTCATTTTCCGATGAAAATATCTCCACAAAAGCCAAAGACATATCCATAATGCCCATCCTTCTAGGAGTCGATTTCAACGTAGACCCCATGTCAGGCATCTGTGCCGTAAAAGACGAAGACAAACTTTACGTTTTCGACGAAATAATTATGACTGGAGGTGCAACAACCTGGGACTTCGCAGAAGAAGTAATCCGCAGATACGGCGTGGACCGTAGAATTGTTGCTTGCCCCGATCCAACTGGAGGAGCCAGAAAAACAGCAGGAGTTGGAGCAACAGACCACAGCATCCTCCGAAGAAGCGGCTTCAACGTCTCCTCCCCAAAAGCCCCGTGGAAAATCCGAGACAAAATAACAGCAGTCAACACCGCCCTATACGACGCAGGGGGTATAAGAAGAACTTATATCCACCCCCGATGCAAAGAACTTATTAAATCCTTACGAACTTTGACCTATGCCCCGAACACAGGACTACCGAATAAAAATCTTGGTGTTGACCACGCTTTCGACGCTTTCGGCTATCTATGTTTACAACAATTTAACTTAGCCAAACCAGAGACTTTAGGGCAGACTGGCTATAGAATCTACTAAGAGTTTTCTTTTTTGCTTATGGCTTATGGAGCG